GACGCGCCGTATAGGGACAAACACAGGTGAAAGCCAAGTTACCCCGGAAGGTAACGTTATCACGGCCACATTACGGGAATACGTTGTAACTGTTGATTTTTGCGACACCGATATCGACCGTTCACGGAGCAGGGCCGAAGGACTAGAAACCTTGAGCCGTAGCGCCTATGCGGCCGATTTTTTTCATAATAACTATGACATTGGCCTGCTGTACGCTGAAAACATGGTGTATCTGCCTTACGTAGACGACACTAATCAGTTTATCAACCGCTTTCAAGTCAAACTACACCTGTCTATGTGGTCAACATATTCTATCGAGGTTGAATACTTCGAGCGGGCAAGCGTGACAAGACTGGAAAATGTTGACGTACATCACCCGCCAACAAACTAATTAAAGGGGGTATCTAAAAAATGGCTATTCCTGCAAGTAGACTTGTAAACATCACGCCAAGAGTTATTTCATCTGGTTCCACAGAGTTAGAACTTGCTGGCGTTCTGCTTACTAAAAACGCTATCATGCCATATCCGCTGCTTATGGGCTTTACTGGCCAGCAGGCAGTAGGCGAATACTTCGGCTATGACAGCGACGAGTATCGTCTTGCGGTTATTTACTTCTTAGGCTTCACGAACAGCAGCAAGAAACCTAACACGCTTTATTTCTTCCGCCGTGCGGATAAAGCTATCGCAGGCGCCTTAATAGGCAGCCAAGCACTGGGAGTAACCGACCTGCAAAAAATCACAAAGGGCGGATTTACTATCTCTGTGGACGGTAAGCCGAAAACCGTAACCGGGCTGGACTTTTCCAGTGCTAAAACTCAAAGCGATATCGCAGGTTTGATTCAGGCAAAGGTAACCGGCACAACGGTAACTTTCAACACCAACCAGAAAAACTATCGCATCGTCTCTAACACTACGGGGAACGATTCCAGCGTGACCTATGCGACCGATGGAAGCAACGTAGAAGCTTTGGGAACAGACGTAGCCACTGCTTTAGGCCTTACTGCCGCTGCTGGTGCTGTGGTAAGTCAAGGTACTGCGGCAATGACACCTACCCAAACTATGAATGCTGCGATTAAACAGTCTGAAAACTGGGTAAGCTTCACCACTGTATACCAAGCAAGCACAGCAGAAGCCTTAGAACTGGCAGCGTGGAGCAACAGCAATTTGAACAAGTTCCTTTACTGTGCATATAGCATGGACGCTGGGCAAGTAGCTGGCGGTGATTCTTCCTTGCCCGGCCAGCTGGCGTTCAACGACTATGAGGGAACTATTAATACCTACGATAACGGCGAGGTATCTGTGTTCGTTATGAGCTGCGCGGCTTCTATCGACTGGAACCGTGAACAGGGTGCTATCTCTTGGGCGTTCAAGACACAGAGCGGACTTGCTCCGACCTGCACCGATGACCAGACACAGGCAAGCCTGCTGGACAACAAAGTCAACTTCTACGGCCGCTATGCGTCCAGAAGCGAGCAGTTCAACATCTTCTACGATGGCGCTATGAGTGGCGGCAGCTATGGCTTCGTTGATGTTTACATCAATATGATTTGGCTGCAAAACGTTATGCAGACTGCCTGCCTGAACGGTATGCAGCAAACTCAACGCCTGCCGTATGTAGACCGTGGCTATACCATGATTAAAGCATGGCTGACAGACCCGATTAACAGGGCGCTCACAAATGGCGTTATCGACCCCGGTGTTAAACTGTCCGAAGCGCAAAAAGCGCAGCTGTACCAAGAAGCTGGCGAGGACATCAGCACCGAGCTGTATACTAATGGTTTTGTCATTAGGGTAACTGACCCGGCGCCGGAAGTAAGGGCAACCAGAGGAACGCCAAACATTTCTGTATGGTACACCTACGGCGGCAGCGTCAATAAAATTGAATTCCCGCTTACAGCGGTAGTATAAAGGGGGAAACTAGACTATGAGCAGCAACATCACATCTGCTAACGCTACGGCGGTTATGATTATTAATGACCTTTTCCCCGTCGGCTTTGCTGTTGAGGGATTCGCCACCGACCAAGCAATCAACCAAGACGAGGAAACTCTGGCCGTTACCAGAATGGGCGTCGATGGCAAGTTGAGCGCTGGTTACACTCCGTCTAAAAAGACGGTGCATATCACTATCGAACCGTCTAGCCCGTCACTGCCATATTTTCAAGCGCTGATTGCGGCGTCTGAAAATCAAATGACACCCTTCGAGGTCAGTTTGATTATCAACATCAAGTCTATGCCCAAGACATACACTTATGTCAACGGCTATCTGACCACGGCAAAGAGACTGCCGGACTTAAAACAGGTATTAGACCCTGTGACTTTCGCGTTCGACTTTGAAAAATGTATCTAATGGAGCTATAAGGGAGAAGAAAAATGAGAAAAACAATTACTGTTATGGTGAGAGATGAAAGACAAGGGCGCGACCTTCAATTTGAGATTACGCAATTTTCCGCCAAGAAGCAAGAGCGCTGGCTTATGCGGGCATTATCCCTCTTGCTTCACGGCGGCTTTGCTACTTCTATCAACGTCCCCGACGGGAAACCTATCACCGAATTAAAACTAGAAGACTTAGACTTTGGCAGTATAATTACATCACTTGGAAAGCTTGACGTAGACGACGCGGAAAAAGTGCTTGACGATTTGCTCGCCTGCTGCTCCTATGTGCCGACAAGCGGCGTCAAAACACCCTGCACACCCGAACTGGTAGACGGATTTATTGAAGACTTCCGGGTACTGTGGAAGCTGCGCGTTGAAGCGTTTAAATTAAATTTTGATTTTTTTCTAGCCGCCGGCCAGTCTCCGACGAATACGACGGGCAAGCCGGCAGATATAGTTTTCTCAAAAAATACGTAAACGTATCTAACATGACCGCGCTGGTGATATCACAGCGCTTTGCGACCCTCAAAGAGCTTGAAACCTACTACAGCTATGAGGACCTGCTGGACATGTGCGAGATAATCTATATCAACAACATTAACGAGAACCTGATGTACAAGGACATGGAGAAAAAAGCCAAGTCCAAGAATTGAAGTAAAGGCGGTATACTATGGCTAATATAATTGATTCGCTGCTGATAGCCGTCAAAATGGATAATACTGACCTAGATAAAGGACTAAAGCAGGCCGAGGGCAAAGTCAGCAGCTTTGCCGACCGGATAAAGTTAGGCGCGATTGCAAAACTGGGAGCCTTTGCTTCCGTTGGTTTTGTAATGTCGCAGGTTAAAAACCTGACGGCCGTTGCGGATGAACTTGGCAAGATAGCTGACCGCATAGGCGCAGACGTGCCGAAGCTGCAATCATGGGCCACGGCGTCTAAACTTGCTGGCGGCAGCGTTGAGGCGTTCTATGGCACGGCCGAACGATTAGGCAGTGAGCTGCAAAGAATTGCCATAACCGGAAAAAGCAGACTGCTGCCCTTTTTTGAAAGCATGGGCGTTGCTACCCTTGACGCCACCGGGAAAGCCCGTGACGTGTTCGACGTATTGACCGACGTCGCCGGAGCTGTCGAGGGCATGGACAGGCAAACCTCTGCCGGTATGCTGAAACGCTTGCAGCTGGATGAAGGTACGATAGGCCTGCTACAGATGGGCAAAAAAGGTATGCAGGACCTTATCAGGTACGAGCGGGAACTTGGCGTTTTCCAAAAAGAGGATACCGTTATCGCCGCCAACTATAACGACGCTATGGACAGATTCGCTAGAACTCTGAACATGTCTTTTTTGCCTGTAATGCGGCTGTTTGCGCCAGTTCTGACAGAAGCGGCCAAAGCAATGACTTCTGCCTTTGCCTTTATCCAGAAACACAGTCTTGCTTTTGAAATCGCGCTGGCCGGTATAGCACTGGTCATTGGCGCCTTAGTCCTGCCGTCTCTGTGGAGCTTGTTTGTAGCGATTATGACTAATCCTATAACGTGGATTGTAGCCGCCATTGTCGGGCTTATCCTGATACTAGAGGATTTATACGTCTACGCCAAGGGCGGCAAGAGCCAGTTTGAGGACCTATGGAAGACGCTAGGCACGGGCGAGGAAGTAATGGCGGCTATTCAAGGCGCATGGGACTTCTTGAAGGCTGCTGCTCAAATAGCTTGGGAAATTCTGAAATATATCCTTAAAGATTTAGGTATAAGAGTTTTAGAGTTACTGCGTTTTATAGCCATGCTGGGCGTGGGAGCGATGAATGTGTTTAAAGCCATAGGCGGTTTTATCAACGACTACTTTATTACGCCGCTTGAAAACGCCTGGAACACTCTGAAAAAGATTATTGATAACTTGCCCTCTCTGGACGGCGTTAAAGACTTTCTTGGCGGCCGATATGAGCAGTTCTTTACACCT